AACAAAACTGTATTACCAAGTTTTTTAGTCCTAGGCCAGTAGAAACCTTTTATCTGTCCGGCTTCATCACAAGCCATAGTAATAATATCCTTAAAAGTAACAATCTGCCTCTTCTCACCAACAGTGTGATAATCCATATACTGCAAGGAAGCAAGACAGTCAGATGCTTCCAACTCTATTGTCTCCAAACAGTTCTCATAACCCTGACTATATGTCTGTGGCTTTAGATATCCACACCAAGCAATAGCAGGGTCAGATTCATCCAAAATATCATACAATATAACTTTAGCCCCCTGTGCATAAGGTGAATAGACATCCTGCAAATAGCCATCATTAACCACACTGATTGTGGCTGTTGATATTACCTTTGGTTCAAATATGGTTGATGGGGTGTTGTATCTGACAACAAAAGGTTGATTGCCGGATAGGTGTACCTCTGTGAATGCAGTTGAACTAGCATCACCAATAATATCCACCTGGTAGGGGATGCAATCTAAACTCTTGAAAAATCCTCTGTAATTTGCCATTCGAATCTTTTCTATAAAAAGAATAAAACTGGTATGGCAAAAAATAAGAGGGATTTGTTAACCCCTCTTATCCTCTAATCTTATTATTGTAATTACCGATTGCACCAACCAAATCTGAACCTCTGATTTTGAATTGGACTTCTCCACCTCCAAAATTTCCAGATTTGATTGCATTGAACAATGTCCCTTGGTCATGTTTCGACAAAATCATTTCGCCGGAGTTCACTCTCGCAAGTTGCTTATCACCAGTGAAACTATGTCCAGGAACTATGCCACCATTTGCATACTTGTTCATCGAACCCAATGCAGCAACAATAGCAGCCATATTTGCAGCCAAAGCAATCAAGTTATATGGCCAAGGGACTTCTTGGGCATTTGCTGTACCAGCAGCAATTGCTTCACCTGCTTCTGCACTTGCAGCCACTTGTGCTGCTCCGGCTTTTGTTGCTTGTGCTGTTGCAGCCATAGTTGCTTCTGTAACCTCTGCTGTACCAAGAGCATTAGTAACTGCAATTTGTTTTTCTTTGTTATCCAGTTCTTTGTTTGCCAATACTTCCTTGGCTCCGGCAAGCATATTGCTGACTTCTGATAGTTTGTTGAACATGTCAACAAGTCCTGTAATGGTATCGAACACCTGAACAATCTGGTTGAATACAGCCATTATCTGTTCCCATGCAGATGCATCAGGGTTGTTCATGGTTTCAAACAGATTCTTGGTAGATGTCACCAACCTGTCCATAGCAGTAGCAGTAGATTTGATACCATTTGCCATACCATCGAACATCTGTTTTTCATAGGAGGAAATATCCTCTTGCAACTGTGCTATTGATAACTTTTCATTTAAATCGCTTGTTTCCTTCTGTGCCTGTTTCAACAAAGATGAAAATTTCTTCAAATCTCAATTTGCTACAGCCCAACCATTTTCAATTGCTATATTTGCTGCATTAATATTATCTTCAAGTTCATCTATCTGTTTGTTTATGACATCCAACTCACCGGATATCTTATCAGATTCAGATAACTTATAATCAAAAGTAGTATCTCTCTTCCCTCTGACACCCTTTCCTTTAATGGAAGAATAATAATCTTTGACATTGGTTAATGTCTTATTCATATCATCCTTCATTTTAGCAATTCTTTCTGCCTCTGCTTCGGCTGCTGCTGCCTCTGCTTCGGCTGCTGCTGCATCTAATGCTGCCTGTTTGATTTCTCTGAACTTACCAGTAATCTCATCAAACCACTCTCCCTCACCAATATCATTCAATGCCTTTTTAAAGTCATCAAAAGCAGTAATTGCCTCAAAGGTTGATACAACAATTTTATCAAGTTCCTTCTTATACTCTTCCTCTGTATAAGCACCTGCCTTGAATTGATTTTCAAGTTCTTTGAGTGCTTCTTTCTGTTTCTTGATAACCTTTGACAAATCAGATTCTTTTGGCTCCGGCTTTGGTTTAGTTGTATCTTGTAGTTCTTTATATGCAGTTCTTGTTTCATCCTGTCTAGCCCTTGCCCTATTAAGTTTTTCTTGTGCTGCTGCTTGCTGTTGGTATAATCTGATTACCTTGAAAGCATTAGGAAGTGCCTTTTCAGATTGTTTATCAAGTTCTACCTGAATATCTGCCAATTCTTCCAATGCTTGTTCTTCTGCTCTTGCAGCATATCTAAATTGTTCTACCTTTTTAAGTAAATCAAACCACTCACCAACCTTCTTCTTAATATCATCAAGATTGTTGCCTGTAATCTTTTCATTAATACCAATGGATTCCATCAACTCATTGATTTTATCAAGATAGTTAAGCCATTCAGTACTCCCGGCTTCACCTTTTTCATAGAGTTTTTCCAAATCCCTTATCCAACCTTGTATTTCTATTTCTTGGAGGGAACTTGCTTTTTCATTAATTTTATTGAACCCTTCTTCAAACTCTTTGACTTCTCTCCTTGCTGCTATTATCTTCTTGGTAAAATCAACCATAGCACCAACCATAGCACCGATGGCTGCAATAGCAGCAGCAAAGCCAAATGTTGCAAGTGCTGATTTAAGTGTTGTAACAACACCTTTCAAGGCAAAGCCAATACCATTAATTGCTTTATGCCATTTACCAGTAACACCATGTATGGCATTGGTTTCAGTTTTTATCTGTTTTTGAACATCAACAATGGCTTTGTAATCCTTATACATCGGTGCATCACCACCTGTTCTATAGCCAAGATATCTCATTCGGCTTTGGTTTTTTCCCTCCATAGGGTCAAATCCATATTTTTGTTTAAACCCTCCTGATAATCTACCCAAATCTTTTTCAAGTTTGTCGATGTTTTTCTGTACACCACTGGCATACTTATCCCACTCTTTTAACCCTTTATCAAATGCCTTGGTAAGTTTAACACCACCAAACAAACCACCAAACAAACCTGCTATTGTGTTAAAATTGGTTCTTAACTGATTTAAGAAGGAAGTGGTGAGTTGGAGTATTTTCTTGTAAAGATTTTCAAAACCGGAACTATCAACAAGTTTAATCCAAGCATTTCTCAACTCATTCTGTGCAAGTTGGAGTGAGTCAGTGTTTAATACTTTGGTGACTTTATCCAACTCTTTTGCTAACTTTGGTAGAGCATCTGAAGCCAGAACTTCACCATTCTTCATCATCTTATCCAACTCTGCATTTGACACACCAATTGCCTGTGCCATCAAACCAAATACACCGGGAAGGTTGTTACCCAATTGCCTTCTCAACTCCTCACTGGTTACTTTACCTTTACTGAACATTTGTTCAATAGCCACCATCATCTGCTGGGTTCTGTCACCAGACATATGGAAGAATGTTGCAGCCCTTGTCAAACTTTCAAATACATCCCTCTGTGTTGCCATGTTGACATTTGCTGTTGATGCAGCAGCAGAGAACTTGGCAAAACTGTCTGTAAGTGTTACAATATCCTGTTTATATTTCTTTGCAAGTCCATCAAGATATTTCAGATTGTCTGCAAAATTATCTACTGTGAGTGATGCAGTATTAACACCATCGGTAAATGTTGCTGTTTCCTTACTGACATTCTCCAAGGTGGCTCTTGCAGTTGATAATTCCAAAGCAGTTTTTCTCATACTGCCAATCAACTGTGTAAAGCCAAGCCCTGCACCAAGTGATGCAGCAAACCCCATGAAAGAGGATTTGAGAGTACCTAATGTTCTTTTTACATTTGCTGCTTCCTTCTTAAACTGTTCAGCATTCAGTTTCAAAGCAGCTTTAAAAGTTTGATTTGTTCTTGCCATATTTAATTCTTATCCCATAATTTATTCAATGCTTCATTTATCCCATTCATCAGGATTTCAAGTGCTTTTTGTCCCTGTGATTCTACAGTGGAAGTCCAGAACAAACTACCTTTAACCTTACCCCTGTAATATCCTTTCTTGGTGTATCTTTCAGCAGTACCCCTATCCACCAAGTGTGCTGCATTACCACCACCTTTTTCTTTTTTGGTGCTTCTTTTAAAGCCGGAGTAACCAACAGGGCCTTTATTCTTTTTGGCTTTGAGAACCTTTACACCCATTGATTTATATAATCTTCCTTTTGATTGTTCAGGGTGCAGTATGGTTGCCACAAGTTTTTGCTTACCGGATTCTGTTAGCAATTTTGAACCATCTTTCAAAGCAGAATTAATTACTGCTTGCTGCTCAACCTCTGTCAGTCCGGCAAGTTTATTCATAAGTTGCTGGTAGTCCTTATCATCAAGGATTAAGGTGAAATCTACTGAACTAATTTGTGCCATTTTGTTTTCTTGCTTCTTCTTGTTGTTTAAAGAATGCCTTGATAGCATCTTGTTTTGCCTTCAAATCATCCATTGCTTTCTTATTCTGGCTTTCCTTCTCCCAAGGGAACTTGATAAGTGCTTGTGGATTTTTAACTTTCTTGCTGTCTATCAATGGGCTGATACCAACATAAGTCCACAATCTATCCAATTCAAGTTCTTCTCTTTTTCTATCTTGTACTGCTTCAAGAAGCCCATCCAACTCCCACAATTGCATTTCATTTACCAAGTATTGGTAGTCGATGCCATTTGCTGCCAGATAAGTGATTGCTCTGGTTAACTTAACTGGTTCACTATCTTCTTTTGCTTCCTCTTTGTCCTGAAAGTCAGATTTGAATTGTTTGATGTAACCCATCAAATTATCAACCTTGTTTGTCAACCATCTAGCAAACTTGGCATCTTCCCACATGAACATGAAACCATCAAAAGTGATATTGAGAGAATTGGATGTAATGAAAATGCAGTATATGAACTTAATCATTTCTTCCTCGCTCATACTCATCCTCATGAATGAATGATTCACCATTCTCTCAAATAACAGTATTGCCTTGAAAGTTAGTTTGATTTTATAATCTTTGTAATTCATTTTTTATTTATAAAGACAGGAGTGGGTATGGCAACAAAAAAGGGCTACCCCCATTGGATAGCCCTGCCTCTTCTAAACCTAATTACTAGTTGGTGCGGATTTCACCGGAACCAGTGATAGTGATGCTTGAACTTGCAACTTCATCATTACCTGCTTCCAAAGAAAGAGAGGTAATAAGTCCTTCGCCCCAAGCGACTACCTGAGTATTGTCTATTGCAAAGGTGTTGTTCTCGCAAACAGTGTCACCATCTGATGCTGGCTGAGCAATAGCTCATCCAATGCTGTCTCCTTCAACCATGTCAGCAAGAAGTGCATCAAATGAATAAGCACCCTCTTTAGCAGTGTAAAGTGCATCTGCTGATACAGTGTAGGAGTTCTTACCTGCAAGATTTGAGTTCCATCTGCAAGACATCTTGTTGCTGGTATCAATTGTTTCACCATCTACTTGAAGTGAGCAAGAGGTAGCGAAAGCCAGCACATTAGTGTTTGCTGATGTGAATGAACTTGCAGCAGTGATTGCTGTGCTTGGTGTGAATACATACAGGAATAAATCTGAACCATTCACCAAATCCTTGTTTACATCATAATTTGCCATTTTTTAGATATATATTTTTTGTCTTATTATTTTATATTGAACATTAGAACTTCTATATATTTAAAGTCCTCGAAAGTTTCATTTGAGTCAGCCAAATCAATTGTTATTTTGGCTTCCCCTAGCCGATGTTGTCCAATAAGTGCTATGTCAACAGCTTGTGCAATATCTACTGCTCTGTCATAATTGTCTGATAAGATGGTTATAGCCACCGAACATTCATCCTCATAGACACCCATCTTCACACTCTTTTTGCTGTAGTGCATGCGGTTATAGACAATACAATCTCCATCAACATTCTCCGGTATGACAAGTGGATAAATGTTGTTTCCCACATAACCAACAATTGTCTCATCTGCCAAAAGGATGTTCCTGATGTCAGCACCAATTTTCCATTTCTGATAGGAGTTAAGTCCTTGGTTAAAGCAGTTAGTCATTTATCTTTGCAATTTTAATTGTCATTTCATTATCCTGTGGGAGTTCATCAATGGAGGTTATTCTATACCTCTCATTTCTGTACACTACAATATCAGTTTCCTTGATTTCTTTGCGGTATCTGATTTTAAATGTTAATTCAGTCAGGTGGAATAGTTCATCAGCATCAACAGCATATGACTCCTTGTTCTTCATCCTGTCAGCAAAACACCTCATATACTTTTGCTCTTCGACTGTCTTGAAACCTGACTGCCCTTGGGTTTCCACTATGTGGTAAAAATCCAATCTTGATGTAAGTGTTCCGGCAAATATTGTCATTTTAGTTCAAGTAATTTTTATATAAGTCAATTAGATACTCATAGTTATATGGGAGTTTTTGTGTTTTGATGCCGACAGTTTCCCTATTTTGGTAGAGATTGCCTATCATCAGCAATGCTGACTGAACAAGGGGGGCTGGGAGACAGCCCCCATTATTCTCTGCCAGTTTATCGAAATCTTCATTGACATGCACTCTCACTGCTTGCTCGGCAACATCTATCAAACCAAGGATGTATTCATCATCATCGGTGAAATCCGGTTCGACATTCAAATGCTGTTTTGCTAAATCAAGTGGGATGAACATATCTAATAATTGTTTAGGGGGTTATTATTCGAAGATTTCAAGTGCGATTCGCTCACCGCGAAGTTTGGCATCACAAAGGAAGTTAACCACAAGGCGAACCTCATTGTAAATTGCCCTAGAGACTGTATCAACAGTGATTTCAATGCCGGACCAAGTAGCAACTGCTAAATCTCTTGGATTCATGCAGATGATACCCTTGCTCTCAACAGAGTTGGAAACCACTGCCTTATAGCCATCAACTTCACCAGCATTCCAAACCATCTGGAGTCCTGAAGCCATTTGAGTGCCTTTGAGAGCATATTTGACTTTAGGGTTGGCGATGAACATAAAGTCAACACCATTCTTTTCCTCTACTGCGGATTCGAGTTCGAGAACTGATTCATAGTTGATGTCAGAGAGTGAATTACCAGTCACTACACCAGATGCACTGAACAAACCAGCAGGTTCATCAGTTGTGCCAGTACCACTACCAAAGACAGTTTTGTCAAACTTTTCAGCAATTGCTTCTGCTAAATCTCTGATAAGAATTGACTCTGCATCATTTGAATCTTGTGCCAAGAAGGTTTTGGAGATGTCAACATAGGCAGTCAATCTCTTTGGTTTGAGAACCACTTCACTGAAAGTTCCTGCTCCATCAGTAGCAGCACTCACCTCGCCTTTCCATCCAACCTGGCTACCCGAATAGCGCGGGATTGATATATCCCCGACAGCTGAACCAAACCAAGTAGCACCAATCTTACTCATCACACTCGCATTGCGGATAGCAACATCAAGTCCTTTCTTTTCCTCCGGCACATTGTAACCACCCTGTGCATCTACACCAGCAACAATGTCAGAGCGATAGTTAATGGTGTTGGAGTTTTTCATCATTGCTCTTTGCTCATCAGGAATGTTGCCATTAACAACATTGTTGATAGCATCAACTAATCTAATTTCTTTTGCCATTTTCTTTGTTTCTTTTACTTTATTATTTTCTTTGATTTCTCTGTTTTCTTTTTCGATTTCTGCAATCTGTGCATCAATCTCATCAATCTTTGTTCTGATTTCAACCAGTTTGGCATTCTCTGCTTCTTCAAGTTTTCTTTCAGCAGAAGCATTAACCAGATTGGTTAACTCTTCCTGTAGATTGAGTTTGTTTTCTTTAAGTTCAAGGATTGTCATTTCTAAATATCTTTAATTACTTATTAAGCATTTTGATTGTCATCTACTTTCATATATGACTTGTATTCCTCCATCAACTTGTTGTGTGCCTCTTGGATTTCTCTATCTTCCTGCTCTTTCATCTTCCTCTCATTCTCCAGTTTTTCCTCTTCCAATACCTCTGCAAACCTCTTGCAACTGGCACTTGTCTGTGGATATGCCGGAGTGTCAACCAGTGAGAGGTCATAGAGTTTTCCAAACTTGTCAATGGTCCTGATGTATGAGCCATCTTCTTGTTTAGCCCATCTATCTTCCAATACAGTAAAAGCAAAAGAACATTGGTTCAAATCTCCATTAATCATATGCTCTAGAACCTCATCAGACAATGCTGTGTGTGGAGCATTAAAATTGAAATAAACACCATCTTCCCTTACTTCAATATTGAGAGTACCTTTGCCATTTCTGCTTCGAGCAAGATAACCCCTGCTTCTGTCATGATTGTACAACATGAAGATGTCTGATTGCTCAATAACACCATCAACTGCTGAAGGTGAAATCTGTTCTCTAAAGCCACCTAAATCTTCTGACAATTGATTGAATACAATGGCTGTACCTTCAATTTTTCTGTCCTCTGAACTTCTAATCTCTGTATTGAGAGTTCTAATTTCCTTTTCCATTTTCTATTTATTGTTAATTAACTTATTGCTTGAACTGTCCATCCAGAAAGTCCAATTCCACTATTTTTCCAAGTTGTATATGTTTCAACTGCTGATGCCGGACAATAGATTGTACCATCTGGAACATAATAGAATTGACTACCACCACTTAATTGTGGAGGGGTTGTGCCTAAAAATCTTAATTCAGTCAAAATGGTATCCCTTTCAAACACACTAGAAAGCATTAATTCTACATCTGCTCCAATTGTTACAGAGGTTAAACTTGTACATTGTGCAAAAGCATAACCAGCAATGGTTGGACAATTAACTGTTACAGTAGTCAATCCGGTACAATTTCTAAACTGATTACCATTACTTCCAGTATCATCCATTGTTGTGAGGTTCAAAGTCACAGAGGTTAAAGAACTGCAATTGTAAAATGCTTCTCTGCCTAACACTCTTACATTTGTAAAATCAAAGGAAGTTAAGGCACTACAATTTCTGAAAGTAGCATAAGGTATTGTTTCTGCATTCAACCCAACCACACTTTGTAATCTATAACAATTACCAAACATTGTATCAGGAATTACAACAGGTGTTGATGGATTGAAAGTAACACCAGTTAAATAATAACAGTTGCCAAAAGCACCATCAATGTTAGACACTTTTGTTAAACCAGTCACATTACTTAAATCAACTGATAACAAATCTGGTTTGGCAGCAAACAATAACCCAAGAGCAGGAGTATAAGCACTAGGCCCATACAGTACCATAGTACCACCAGTTGTGGCATCATAATCATTTTTAATAAGCCCAAACCCATAACTATTGTAATCTGACAGTGAGTTTCTAGCCACAGATATCTTTGTGCCACCTGTTGTGGTGTATGAAACAGTAATGCTAGGGTATTTGTTTTCAACTGTTAGTATGTTACCGGAAATTGGGATACTTCCCCATTTACATGTTGTACCCAGTGGTGTGGTAGAAGCAGTCCAAGTTTCAGCCATAATAGCAGGAATCTTTATACTACCGGAACACCCATTGAAATGATTGGTGTTTTGGAGATTTGAAATAGCCCAAGTATCTGAAAAATCCCATTCAGTACAACCAGTATTGTTGAGGAATATTGAATAACCAGCAGTAGTAAATTGATTGCCAATATTGCATGCTTTTTTGAAGGTGTATTTTGGGATGTCATGACAGTTAGCAAATGAATTGGATGCTACCGAATCACCTGTTATGACAATAGGTATTGATAGTTTAAAGCATCCATTAAATGCATATTCATTGACATTACCAAGAACCAAGTTTTCAATTGTTTCAAGTTTACTGGCTCCCCGGAAACATTCATTACCAATTGATGTTACACTATCTGCATTGGTTACTGCTGTTAAGTTAGTAGCACTTTTAAAACAGGCAGCACCAAATGTAGTGACTCCTGTATGAAGGTTTACATATTCTAGGTTTTTACAATCATTAAATAAATAACTTCTGATAGTGGTTACACCACTTGGAACAGTGAAACCTGTAAGAGTACCATCAACCAATCCATTTATCTCATCACCACCACCAGAAGGTATGCTTGATACAAGTTGTGGGTATCCATCAAGAGTTGTGGCTGTATCCACAGTCACACCCTTTGCCTCCAAAGCAGATTTGATTCCGGCTTTGGCTGTATTTAATCTTTGTATTTCTGTTGCTACACTCATGGTATATTAGATATTTGAGAGCAGGGTTTCGATATCCCCCACAACATTATTCACATAATCTTTGGTTGCTGGTTCAACCCACTGTCCAGCCATCATGGTATAAGGCACTTGAACAATTTCATATACAGCAGTTTCAATATAGAGAGGATAGAGATTTGGAGTAGAACCTCCTTGCAGATATCTACTGATATTGGTAGCATCTGAAGGGAATGTGAAAGTAATTACACTGCCATCCCATGATGTTTTACTCTGGCTTGTTGTCCCAAGTATGTTGTACCACTGCCCTGTGTTGTCACATCCTATCTGGAAGAAATGATTAACTTCACTTACTTTATACCACACACCAACCTCTAACCTATTTGTCATACTGGTGTCAGCACTGAATGTAAATGACTGCCCTGGGGTAATCCCACCACTTTCTGCCATATAAGCAAAATCATTAAATGAGATTGCAGATACAGATGAAGAACCAGTATCTACTTGCTGAAGGATTGTGACATCACCTTCACTACCACCAGTTGGTAAAGTTGTGGAAGCAGCAAATCTTGTCTGGGAGTTCCCTGAAAGCATTTGGATTCTGCTACTATTGTTCATGGTTACTGCACAAATGGTGTCGATTCTTTGATTGGCGGATTGTATGCTACCATCAACTGAACCAATCTTATTATCAACATCCTTTAATGTGGCATACTTGTCAAGTTTTGTCCACTCGCCATTCTGGTAGTAGTACTTGATGTTTGAGCCATATTCCCTAAACTTATAAAGGGCATCAGGGTCTTCAAGATTGAAA